GGATATTTGCTCAACCAAGTTCCCGACCTGACTCCTGAGAGACTCAGGACCAGAACCATCCGCCGGTTTGCCGATAAAACCTGATACAGCATCTAGCACATCGGCAGTGCTCTCACCTGTCTTCTCGCACGTAGCCGAAATTCGGCTACATAGCTTAGAGATACTGCGGGCAACACCTACAGCCGCAGCAGTGCGGACAACGGCATTAACCACGCCAAAGGCCCCAGACTGCGAGACATATTCCTCATCCTCCAAACGGAGGGTTAAGTCCATGCCTTGCTGAATCTTAGCGGACCTGGCGAGATCAATATCAACTTCACGTCTATCCTTAGACACCTCCTTTCGCTTACGCCGAAAGAGGTTGAAAGCTCGCTCTTGCTGAATAAATTCACGCTGAGCACGTAATTGCTTACGATTGGGCTTAAGGCCCCAGTCAGTCTTGCTGATAACAGTAGGCTTGCGTGGCGCATTGACAACAGTGGACATCTTAGATTGTGACATATTGGTTGTAATTGATAGTTGTTGTTGGTAGTTTTGTGGCAAACCCCTAGCCTTACACTCGAACTTAGGACAAGTGTAGCTGCCCGTGGGATACTCCTACAACACATTATTTAGTTGCGGAACACCTACCCCACATTAAGTGGACCCTCAGGAACATTAGACAAAAATCTAGGTTATCACGCTTTCAAAAGCTAAAATAACACGTTTGATCACTGCGACTGTCACACGGTTCAAATTTAATTCTGTGAATATGAGTATACTTGTATTGACTCATTCATTGAATACCATAAGATAGAACGTATGAACACTCCCTACAGGAAGTTTAACCACGCTGTTTTATAAATCTCGCGTATTATCCGCCTCTACTAACGTGCCCAAAAATGTGCACCAACGCCCCTGTTTGAAACAGGGTCAGGATTAGATGGATAATGAAACGCACAAAGTGCGCCTTTCTAGTGGGGAAACCAAATAGAGCTCGCCACCAGGCAATTGCCATGCGCTCAGCGCGTCTTAATTGACAATTCCGAAAACACAAGCAACTTGCTGTTAACCGATGTAGTTGACACCTTAAAACGCGATGTAATTGCGTATTAATCTCAACTTACTTCCTCAAATAGTACGTCGGAAGCAGAGGACCAAAAATCTTAAATTAGGTCTCTCAAAGTTATAGGAATTTGCAGATGTGGAAAACCAAAACGGTTTGCAGTTATCGCCTGCTAGACGGCAAAATAAAACACAGTATACACTATATTAATAGTGT